CTCCCATAGTGTGTTACCACACCCACCGCCTTAGGTAGGCGGTACCCATCGGCGTTTCAATGTAACTGCGCCGTGCAGTGCAGTTCTTTCAAGAGTGGAAGAATCACTAGAATCACAGGGATAATCCCTAAGATTTAAGTTAATCAAACACTTTTGAAGAGCAGCGTACCCTTCCAGTGGATCAGTGCGATACACTGGGCTTGGAACCCATCCCCTTACTTCAAAGGAATGAGTATCACGATTCCATCTCTCGATGGAATAGTGGCCCAAGAAAGAAGTACGACCAAGCGCTGGACTTGACTCATGAACTACAGGCAGAACGCCAGTAATTCGTTCGACACGGGAAAACATGTGCCGAGCAGTAGACCAAAACCCTTTATAATAAAAGAGGTTTGCGGTCTGAACCCATGAGATTATTTCCGACGCTTGCTGCCTATTCTCAGGTTGAATGGATCTAACGTAGACAGGTGTTACATTGTCTCCGTTATAAGCATCAACACCACAAGATTCTCTGAACTTTCCAGTTAAGAAAGTCTTAGAGGTATTAACTTTGCAGTTGTATTTCTGCAAGTAATCGAGAATAGTAATCGCATTCGTCGACGGAACGATAATATCGTCACCGTAGACGTATACAGAACGCGACACATAAAAAATGTTGCGTTCAGTAACAGGAAGGTTGTGAAATCGCAGCAGAGCCGCTACACATATAGTGTAGAAATACATTGACTCTACTGGGAAGCACAGAGCACTGCCCATGGAAGCAAACTTCTTTAGGGAAATAACTTCCCCCCAAGGAAGAGACGCTTTCAACGAACGACAAGAATCAATCGACTCCTGAAGATCAGGAACAGATTGAAACATTAGTAACGCGAGATCACGCGGAACGCGATCACTCGCTTCTGAAAGATCAATCGTTGCTAATTGACCATCGTTCGAAGAAGTCAGAGCAAGCGAGCCGTTAATAGACTGGTCAAGGAAATTAACATGACCAGCTGTTAGCCAGTGACTCTCTAATTTTTTATAGAGGTAGTCCTTAATGGCTTGTTGTGCAAACTGCATAACACACGGCTCAATAGCAATGATCCTGGGTGACTTTAACGTTTTCGGGACAGTCACAACCCGAACAGGTTGTTCATTGTCACGTGACACAACAGTAACTAAGTCGAGCTCCGAAGAATCGAAGGCGGATATAGAATATCCGTTCTCGGCTATCGGAAAGTAAGGCTCGAGCCTGTCATGCCACACCCTCCAGATAAACTTTTGGTTTCCCATTCGTTTATCCGCAGTAGCTCCTGGTCCATGGTGTGGGATAAGTCTCTCGAGATCAAAATCCCGAAAGATATTACCCCATAACACACGAGATACAGAATCAAAAAGTTCTGCATCCTCGTCGAGGAGCGAAAACGTTTCCATTGAATGCTCAATAGCGATGAATCCCTGCAACGACTTGTACGTCCTAGCGGGCGTACAATCAACTTCGACCTTCTTGAAAGCAAGGCATATTTGCCTAACGCAATCAACGATGGTAGAATGATAGTCGTGAGGGAAAAGTTCGTGAATTTCATCGTTAATCCTTCCTGTCTCTTGGTTGAAGATGAGACTGGTAAACCCTTGCAAAAATGCAGGGATTTTCCCATTTTTCCGAAATCTTCGGAAGAATGTTGAGTCTACATAGCCCAAAGCTAATGACTTTTCAAAGTCGTTTGCAAAGGCTGGTAAGGTAATTGTCAGAAATGACAAGCCCTCACTCTCAACCCGTGACGTCATAGTCTGCACGTCACGTAAAGCAGAGACATCAGCGATGCATTTTGCACAAGCATCTTTATAGATGCTTAATGCTAACTCCAACAGGTCACTTACGTTGCTTTTCAAGCTACCTCCTAAACCGGAGGAAAAAGCTTCAAGCTACGTCTCGGGCCACGGTTAGAACTCACAGACTATCGAAGATCACTTCCGAGATTTCGGTTGTGACTTAACTTTTGGCTTCGATTTGGGCTTTTGCCCATCTTGAACAACGATACCAGCGATTTCGCCGGCAGCCTTGTCAAGAAAATCGACGCGATCTCCTGACTCTTTGATAAGTTTGTTGACATCAACAAACGCATCAAGAATGTCCAGATTAGTCCGGACAAGGGCCAGAATTCTCAGTACTGAACGTGCTGACATAAGTTACTCCTTCGTTAGAAGAAGATGCTCGCGAGAGGAGAGATTTAACTCTCTTCAGCGAACAGCTTCGATATCGTTGTTGCATCAAGCCAGGTTTTGAACCCGGTGATCAATTGATCGACCTGCGTGGACGTAAACCCGAAAACGGGCCTATCGATAACCACGTAGAAGGAGAGCGTATCGAAGTCGTTGGAGGAATCCAACGGATTCGTCACGATTGCCTTATTGTCGATTCTCGCCATTGAGCGGACTCTGTCCTTACTCTCTGTGTGAGAGATCGTCAATTGGTAAGTGCCATCGGATTTCCGATAGGTGGTTTTTTGACCACCCGTCGAAATTCGAGGCATTGACTGAGCAACAGCGTTAACTGTGACTGATTGTGGGTCCGAGAACATAGTTGACCTCCAAAGTTAAATATTGGGAAGATATAGTGAGCGACCAGGATGCATCCCAAGCAAGCCTGGCAGTTAACTCTCACTATCGATGATTAGTGGAATCCTCGGTCAAGACCGAGGGCACCAAGAATCATAATCTGCCTACCTGTTAATTGGGTAGGTGGGATAAACCCAAATGCTGAACCTGCGTGCGCCCTTTGCTTGGATTCGACAATTCGAGACCAGGTAAAGGTCTGGGGCCCAGTATAGAAGTTGCAGTGTGAAAACTGCTCAATACTATACTTGGTATGCTCCATAACATACAGGTCCTTGGCAACGACTCCATCTTCGGCAGCAGCATTGAGATTATCAACGATTTTCCCAGTGTTGCTAAACCAGTCGATGAGCCAAGTCCAAGGAGTGAGTTTGTAAACGAGAGCTGGGTTTACTCGCAGACCATGAAGAATCATGAGCTGCCTGATTTTATTCAGGTTGTCATCAAACATAAGATGACTACGATCAAACTCAGGGCGATAGAACTTAAATTGGCCGACGGCCCAAACAATGTCAGTCATGACTTTGTAGACCTCGTGCCAACCAGTGGTAATAACGCCAGAAACCGTCTCAGGCTTACAGAATTGTGATAGGTTGGGTTCAAACCCAGCCGAAAACAAATTCTGAGAGACAAGAGTACGAGTTTCGTTCTCTCTTAAACGACGCGCCTTACGCATCCAGATATCGTTAGCGGCGATTAGATCGTCGATAAACTGCTGATGGAAGATTTGAATTTCCACAGCCTTGTTTATATCGGATACGAAAGGAACCCAGCCAAACTGGTGATTGAGAAAGTGTTGTGCAACCTTTTTAGGGTGCATGACGGAGTGTGTTGTTGAGCCCCCCATACGCTTCCATATATCATGAAAGCCCTTGGAAGTCTGTTTCAACATACTAGGCAAATCGCGTAATTCACCAACGAATTGCCCGAGACCGCCTTTCTCAAGTTTAGGCTTTAAAGAATTATAAGCCTCCGCGCCGTATGCTTCCACGTTCGAGTTGATGAATATCGTGTTGTATGGAGCAGCAAAACCAGCTTGAGAATACTGAAGCTGAGTAGTGTTGTCCCCAGAAAACAGGGGATTTCCAAATTTCCCCGAATAGGTAAGATAGTTACCAGGAGTCAAACCGACTACCTGATAACCCTTCGTACTTAGACTGATATCACCCCACGAACCCCCAGGGAGCTCGACTTTCACTTTATAAAGTGGTCCCCCACGGTCTCCGGTATATGGTGGCATATGAATCATATCCCAACATTTCTCGAAGACTTTAGTGGGCAAAGCGACACCCGAGGAAAGGTTAGTATTTCCCACGAGCTGGTTGTTACTGTTAAACTGTTTAAGTTTACCGAGTAACGTTCCGGATGAGAGGTTATCTCTCATTGTCGAAGACCGCTCGCGAAAGCGAGTTGTGAACTGCATACAAACTCCTTCAATTGAGTAATATAGACATGATTCTAGAAAGTGAACTTCAACTAAATAGAATCACTTTTCGCATCGCTGCGAGTCTAGAGGGGGGAGAAC